ATATCCTCGGTGTAGACTTGCAGCCGAACCGACCTAACTGCTGTACCAAAGTCAGCTTGATTTTGCTCGTAAAGGTACGTGTACTCCTCTGTCATTGCGTACGCGGTACGCTTAATGGCATCTGTAACCGGGTCCCGGATTTCGACCTTGTAGCGACGGAACAGCGGGTCGCGGCTACCCGGTACGTTCTGCCCTACGTTAGCCCCGTCTACGAAACCAATGGTGATATTGCTGTAATCTGTAACCGTTGCGGTATAGCGAATATCCGCATCAATCAAAGCTGCGAGCGCTGCGGCCACTTGAGCCGCATTCAATGTTCCGCCAGTTTCATTGCGGTACGTGAAAATGCTCTCGCCAATACTTACGCCTACCTCGTCGTACCGCTTCGCTGTTCCCGTAAGCATTAGAACCGGAGCCGCTGGATTGCTCTGGTTCAATCCCATATCGATAGTGGAAATGGAGAATATACCGCCAGTGATTACTAGCTCGGCCATCGCCAATGCAGGCGACAATTGAGAGCGCACGATACGCGGGACAATGTTCATGGTGAACGTGCCATTGGTCAACCCGCGAGTGACCCAACTTGCATGGATATGGCGGTCGGCCCATCCAAGCCCGTCCGATGTAATGATGCCGCCGCCCGGTTGCTGTCCTGTAGCAGTAACCTCTGAAATAGTTAGTGACTGAGATATAGGAGCGGATACGCTCCCGCCCGGTCCAACCGTGGCTACGCTTACCTCATAGTCACCTACGGCAACGTCCAAGTCCATGAATTGAAAAGGCGTGTCCGGGAAGGTTACAGGATTGCCCCCATCCTTCCTCAACGTAACTCTATACGCACGGACACCTGCGCTATCCGATGCGTTCCAGCCAATGTTCAAGTGATAGGTGACGGTAGGTCCGTTCACCGTCTGGGATTGGTTTAATTTTACCTGCGGCGGCGGGTTCATTGTAGTGTACGCCGGGAGGTCCGACCATTCACCCGTACCGTAATTGATGATGAAATTCTCATCCATGAGCGCGTACTTGGTCACGTCATAGTTGAGAGCCGTTATAGTAAAGCTACGGTCGTCGCCCTCCTCGTTGGCAAGCACCCGATAGGGCCGAGGCGCTATTTGATCAGAAGAGAAAATCCAGACGAGAGGCACGACGCCATCGTTGCCGATAACCGGGACGGCGTTTTGCAACGTCACCATCTGGCTTTCGGCATGATAGGCAATTACTGGCGAAGAGAAATATCTAAGCTCGCGCCGAAGCGGTCGGTTCGTATTGTCAACGTTAGCAACGTCGTCATACGTCGCGCCCGCGAGCAATGACATATGGAGCGATGGGGCAGTGGCAGTCGCCCACTGAATGGGTCGGTCTAGATAAAATTGTGTAGTCCCGTTGGCCTTTGGCCGCTGCGGGGCCACGATAGCCGCCGCACCTACCTCTACCTGCGGAGCGCCCGCGTAGGTATACTCGGCCCCTGTCGGCGTCCAGACCTCATTTGAGTTCGTCCTGTCCTTCATCAAGGCGAACGCTAGGCTTGCTGTACCTGCCGCCACACTTGTCGTTGTTATGCATAGCCGCAGCCGCCCGTCGCTCTCTTCTTGTATCCACGCCTTGGTAACATTGGAACCTTTGCGCGTAACTGTTTTAGTTACTAGGTCAAAGGTTGCGCTAGCATTTGCCCCAAAACCGGTGCCACCGCATACCATCTCAATATACGGCCAATTGCCGGGTAGCACAGTCATGCTAAACGTGTGCGCCGTAGCATTTGCCACAGCGCCCGGTCCCGCCCAATTGTACTTGTGTACTGCATTAGCGGCAGTTGATTGGAACTTCACTAGGCAATTGTCACCCCAAGGCCCAGAAACCCTAGTGGCCGTGGGGTCGAGGCCCGTACCTTGCACCGCTGCAAAGTTGATACCAACCGGCATCAAATTCTTGCTCTCGGGCTGCACAAGGCGTCCACCAAAATCGGCAGTGGCCCAATGCGGATCGGCTACTTCGATAACATCGCCCGGAAGCACCGTTGCACTGTCACGGCCCGCCTTGAACGTTACCGTGTCTGTGTTCAGAAGCTCTGTGAGAATAGTCCACTTAGCTTGCCTGTACGCCTGACTACGGCTTGTCGTGCCAATCGCTCGAAGCGATATGTTGTTGTAGCCATACTTGATGATGTTTGGACGATCTTCGTAGACAACGAAATCATCCTCGTATCCGATACCGGGATTGGTGAACTGTACAGTGCAAGCGTTGTGCCTGACAGATGCCGCCGTGCCGCTATAGCTGAAATCTCCAATCGTGTTCGCTGGCGTATAGATACGTTGTTGTGGTTGCGTCGGCATGTCAGTGCGAATAATCACCGCACCGGCTGCGTAAAATACAATTGACCGCATCATAGATGCGATGGCTTGTAGAACCTTGTACGCGTCTTCCTTATTGTACAACGTACCGTTGAACTGGAACCTTGGCTCGGTTCCGCCCATACCATCCGGCACCATCTCATCGCAGAACTTGGCAAGCTGGTACAAACCCCACTTGTCAACGAGCATGTCGGGGATGCCTACACCGTAACGCGGGTTAGTGCAGATATCGAAGAACACCCAAGCAGGATTAGTGCAGAAGCCAGTTACAAACGTCCCATCCCATATGCCGGTATAGACGCGAGACGCGGGATCGTAGTTGGACGGATACCTGATGAGCTTACCGTCAATGTCAAAACGGAAATCCGTTCCATCATTGAGGTACTCAGTGTCAATTTCAACGCCGACAACTGCGCTGTCCGCATACGCTACCTTGTAATCGGTAATCTCCGTGACATGCGAAAAGTACGTATCGTCGGACAGCTTAACATCGCCGTCGCTATCAGCAGTGATACGCCGCATCCTGACCATCCACGGGCCGGGTGCTTTGACGTTGAGCCGATACGACCGTTCATAAGGCGACGTGTTCTTACCGGTGATGCGGTCCTGAACAACGTTCATCGCCCATTGGTTGTTAGGATTAGATACGTTCTTGAGGTCGATTGCAATTGATACGGATGAGCCGACCAACGAACCATCATCGCTCTTAAGTTGGCTCAGCGATGGAATGTTTAAGGTGACTACGATAGCGTCTAAGTTGGCACCCTCGGTGTAGTACGTAATTGGGGTATTCTGCCTTACGCGCAGATTGACCGCAAACTCAGTGGTAACGTTAGCAAAGCCGGGGAGGGCAGTCTGATCGGGTGAACCATTCTTCGCTTGGAATGTCAAACCATTAAAGTTCGCGGACCCATTAGGGTTCTTGAACGGGATCTTATTAATAATGACCCCTTCGCCGGGGTTAGTGCCGCGCAAGCCCTTAATCTGTCCCTCGCCCAAGAGGAACACTAGGCGCGCGATAGCCTTCGATTTGAGGGTATTGGGGCTTTCAGAGCCCTGCGACCCTGAACTGCCGCCTGCCTTTCCCCCGCCTCCCAAGCCATCGACGACTTCGGTGAGTTCGGGAACCGACAGGGTTTCGGAAAATTCCATCATACCAATTTCACCACGTTAGTACCGGGGATGCGCTCCAGAATTGCCGTACCGGAACCGCCGGTGCCTCCACCGCCATAGTATCCACCCGATCCAATATCACCCGCAGATGGATCGTTGACCGGGAACGTGATAACCCCGCTTCCGCTGCTCCCGTCATAGCTGCCCCCTCCCGGAACGCCTATGCGGTTCGTCACAAGCTGCGACGCAATAGGGATAGGCCGCACTCGGTCGGTGCCATAAGTAATCGGAACAGGGATGCCTTGCGAGGCAGTCGAGATATCTCCGCTGAATAGGAAGCTATTATCGTTGTTGTTCTTCGTATCCAGCTTGGGCGTAGGTGCTAGCATCATCGCTGCACCACCTAATAGCAGCGACAGGCCGAGCGCCGCCCCAATCGTTGCGCTAGAGATAAACTGACCAGCAATGGAAATACCAATACCCTGCATACCGGGGATGAACAGCGAAGCAGCAATGAGGCCAACGCCCAACACGACTTTAACGACACCCTTTGTCGAATGTCCCGCTGCCACAGGCAGGATATGGATTGTCGTGTTCTGCATACCGATGAACAACATGCGTTCATCCAGCGCAAACTGCCCGTTTGGCAATTCTCGAATAAGGTAATAATCATCGCGCCTGATTTCATCGAGCCATCCCGGAAGCTGGCAGTTCAGCGCACGAAAAGCTTCGGCTGGCGAGAACACGTCCAACACGAACTCTTCCTGATAAACCTCAGCGAGGCGTCCGTAGAGTTTAATCTTGTTCATCGCTTCCCTCGTACCTAACCCAGCGGCGCACCACATTATTACCAATCAGGTAACCAAGCGGCGTATCGCATGACATGTGGTCAACCCTATGGTGATAAATGAGGTCATCACCTTTATAGACTGCTACATGGTTAACGACCGAAACTCCAAACATCATCATCAATACGTCACCGGGGCGAGGATGATATTCGTTGGTCGGGTCATCAAAGACAGGGCTGAACGGTTTATAGCCGTATCGCCTGAAATGCTTCTCGTACAAATTGGGATTATTGGGTAGCTCCTCTGGGTTGTTAAACCCAACCAACCACCACCCCGGTTCGTATGGCATCGGAGGCATATAGCGCCCCTCTGTCTGCCATACCCAAGAGCGGAGCGCACCTAGACAGTCGAAGGTATTGTACCGGAACACGCGCTTATAAAGCGGCGCGTCGAGCAGATGGTCCCCCAAGCTAAAGATATCGACGATACCGGTTCCCGGATCGCGGGCGCAGATGACTGACGGCTTTTTCAAGCGAGCCTGAACCTCTACGTCTTTTTCGCTAGGGCATAATGGGCCGTTCGGATGCGTGTGGCAAAAGGCAACCACGTCCTTATCTTGCATAACCCGCGCGCTGTCTTCCTTGGAAAGACGGAACGCTTTCTCTGGCTCCTCATGAACATTTTCAACCGGATGGAACTCGTACTCGCCGATTTTTGATAACGTTATCAATCCGCAACGCTCGACCTCTAAATCATCGAGCATATGCAGAGCTAACGCGTTGCGTGTATCCTTAGTTAGGAACGGTTCAATGTTATCCATTACGGCTTATCCTTCGAGCACCGGGGAAGAACCATCCGGGGAGTGACTGGTCCGGGAAACGTACCGTGCAGCCCTCCGGGTCCTTCCCGCAATCGTCATACGGTGGCGTGGTCATTACAGTTGAGCGCGTATAGGAATACTCGCCAGTGTACGGGCAGGCCCCTGCTACATTGGGGTAATCAAACTGTCCGGTAGTCGCATTCCAGACGCGGTAAGGGCGACGGCAGACTGACTTGAGAATATCCCGTCCGGGAACTTGCTTGCCGCGCAAATCCATGATGGATTTGAGGCGGAACACGATTTGCTGCTTAGTCGCGCTATCCTTCTGATCGATGAACCAAATCTCAGGAAGCTCGGTCGCGGTCGCGTCTGCCGTTGGGTTTGGCGTACCATCCGGTAGCTTATCCAGAAACTCTGCGTACGTCATGAGGCGGACAACCTTCGCCCGCATCAAATCTCCATATTGGGCGAGAAGCTGGTAGCCTCCCTTGTCGATGTTAGAGAAGGACAAAGTAGGTTCCGGAGGGGCTTCGGCGCTGCTTTTCTTGAAGCCGCTTACCTTGATTGGGCGGGGCTTGTACTCTTTGCCCCCGAACCACACACTGTTGCCCGTGTGGTCGGCTTGTTGGAAATATAACTGCACAGCCGGGTATCCAATCGGCGTAAGATCGATCATGAATAGTTCGACCTCCGTACCGGGGCGCAGACTTTCATTACGTGCGTCAATCTTGCTCATTATGCTCTAGCCGCTGTTTCCTTGAACTCTGCCGTAATGTCGCAATAGCGACCCTTCTTCCAAGACTTGGTAAGGCGCAGGCACTTGACTGCGATTGGGGCCGTCTCGCCATTAGGCACCCACCAGAAGGGCTCTCGGGTTTTCGCAACGCTACTGAGGAATGCTAGGATCGCGTCTGCCTCTGTCTTCCTCGCGTTAGTCCATTTCGGGCTTAGCTGAGCTTGCAGATTATTGATGCCATCGGGCATGTCCTGTTCGTACCCATCGTTAAACGAGAGCGTGATAATCCTAGGCTCTAGGGTGACCTCCGAAGCCTGATCTGGTGTCACAGGTGGGGTGAACGTTTGCATAACCATTAACCGAACACTCCGTATTGGTCGCCTATACTACCGCGATTTCGCGCAGACCTCCGCGAGTTCTCCAACTCACGTTGTGTGAGCATCCTATCTATCGCGATTGCCGCAGCCTCAGCATTCTGTTTAGCGTCACCCGCAGTTGTGTTACCGTGGAAATGCAAGTCCATCTTAAAGGTATTACTAACGGTCGATTGCACTGGCTGTGTTTGGGCCGGGATACGCTGTCCACGGTAGCGCGACACGGCATCGGCACCATCCAGCGCAACTCCATCCGCGCGCCGAGCACGACCAATCGAATATCCACCACTAGCGAACCTACGGACATGCGCACCGCCAAAATTGACAGGTATCATCATGCCAGAGGGGAGCGGCACATATGCCGTGCCGTCATCATTAATGCGCACCGGAATAGACCGCCGATCTACCATCGGGATATACGCTTCTGGTAAGTCACCCTCACCGTGGATTGACATTGCTGGCTTGTTCGGCGGGCGAACACCGCCTAGCCTACGCTGTCCCTTGGATAGGACACTGAGAGCGCTCAAACCCATTGCCCCGCCGTCAGCATTATACTGGACAGTGATCGGGTTACCCGGTCCTCCGCTTACGCCACCATCGGCATGGCCCGTCGCTCTTGCGCTCATATCCATCGTAGCGAGCAAAGCACTACCGCCCGGAACCATACGGATAAGCTGGATGAACGCCCACATAATCACCATCTTGGCGAGGAGTTGGGCCATGGCCTGCAACATACTGGCAACCGCTTGCCGTACGTTTGTCACCGATCCAGAAAGTAGACCAGCCCCTATGTTGGCGAGGCCCGACAATGCCGTGTAGCCGACTTGCTGCATCGTCTCGAATACGGTCGGCACTTCTTTGGCGAATTGCAAGACGCTTGTTCTCAGCCCTTGCATAGGGTCCTGATTTTCAAACGTGTTGTATATCGCGGTACGGCTAGCCATCTCAATGTCGAGGCTCGTACGAATGTCCGCAGCATTCTTCCCCGCGTCTGCCGCTTGCCGCGCCGCTGCCTCATTAATCTGCTGATGCAACCTAAGCTGCTGAGCGAGCAATAACCGGATGCGGTCCTGTATCATCTGGTGACGTTCAGACGTACCGTTATTCTTTAGCTCCTCGTTAGCCTGAGCTTGCAGCACTGCAATCTCAACGTTCATCCCGCGATCTATGTCTCGCAGTGTTTCGGCGCGTTCCTTGTAAATCGCGTTAATCTGGGCTTCGATTGTGTACTGGCGCTGCGCCGTAAAGTCACCCGCTCTCCCCGCTGCTGCCGCCATGATGGAACGCGTCTGCCCCTGCGCGCCGTACATATTGGCAGTGTTGGTGAGCGCTCTCCCTTCCGTGGCATCGAAATGCTCATTCATATTTTTCTGGAAGTTATCGAAAGCGTCTGCGATACGTGCAACTTGGTCGTGCTGAATATAGTCGGCATACACCGCAGCCGCTTCTTCTATGCGCCGACGCTGCTCATTGAAAGATTTAATCCAGTCCTCGGCAATCTTCCGCATAGCATCGGTGATAGGCTGTCCAGCTTGGGTAATCGGGACGACAGGAGCCTCCGGCCCCATAGCCGACACGCCAGCAACCCCGGCACGGCTTAGGTACTGTTGCTGGTAACGCTGTGCCCTGTTGTAGTAGACGGAACCCTGTGGCCTTCCACGTCGCCATCCGTCCGTTCGCTCGAAATCCATGTAGGCATTGAGCGCCTCTTCCGGCGAGCTAGCGTTCTGCAAGCGCTGTAGCACCGAGCTTTCGGGTCCGCGCATCTCAGCGAGCCAATGGCTCATTTGCACCTGAGGGTCGGTAGCCGAGCGCCCCATGCGGTTCGCCATGTTAATCAATGCGTCACGGCGTGGTCCCATCCATTGAGCAAAACCGAACGCACCGCTGCCTGCCTGATTGAAAGCACCGGGATTAAATGCGCCATTCTCCGCGCGTGTCGTAGCCAACGCAGCGGCAATTCCATAAGGGTTACGGATGGTTGAGGTAAACAGATTGATAAGCTGTTGTTCTATGCCTTTGCCTACAACGGGCGTGAATTGCGCAGCAACCGCATTTACCGTGGCCTGTGGCACTTGTGCTGCGGGATTGGCCCCTCCCGCTTGGATAGCAGGGAACTGCGGAAGGCTACCACCCGTCGCCGTATCGCCGAGCTTGAAATTACCCTGCGCGTCGAGATACACCGGCACATTGAGGTTACGGAACAGTTCCGCGTACTGTTCCCGAAGCTTCTGAACTGTCTCCGTGGCGTTAATTTTGATTTCAGCCACGCGCGCGTTGAGCGCAACATCGATGGTGATACCGACCTTAGTCGGACTATCGCTCGCCTCCGCCATTGCCTGCTGGAAATTGCGGATTAAGTTTTCGCGCTCAAAATTAGTGATGAACTCGGATGCTTTACGCTGAGCATCCATCTGCTTAAGGTTTAATTCTTCGATCTGGCTACCGAAGCTGTCGTACATGGCCGTCATCTCAGAGACGACGCCAGTAAGAATACGTCGAGCCGCCGCAACTCGCTGCGGTAGTACCGACGCCCCTTCACGTCCAGCTACAGCTTCGAACTGCTTGCTTATTGCATCGATAAACCTCCGCATCCCCTCGGCAGTGCGTAAGCTGGCTGCGGTGAATTGTTGACCAAACACAGAGGTTGGCCCAGAGCTACTTAGGATACGCTGTACAAGTTGACCGTTGAACGCTTCTGTCATTGCCGGATCGTTGACAACATTATCAAGACCCTTGGCGATATCGTCCGTGAAGAACTTACGATACTTTTTCTGGAAGTCTGCGTAAGACTGCCGCTGGCTTACCTGTAAGTCCTCGAATGCACGGGCGACTGCCGACAAAGGCATGTTGAGGTATTCAGCAATCCTGAACCTAGCCTCAGTCTCAATTTTCTGCGCTTGCAGATAGAGTTCTTCGGCGGTTGGCAAGCCGAGCAACTGCTTTACGAAATTCTGATCACTCGTAAGCGTGGTATTAGCCCGATTGACGTATTCCTTAAGCGCGTTTGCATTCTGCAATCGACTAGCTCGCAGCCCTTCCGCCGCCGCTATGATGGCCGAGCGGACGCGCGTCATAGCGTTCGCATCTAGACCCTTGGTCAGAACTTGCTGGATACGAGAGATTGTTTTCTCGCGAGCATCGCCCTGTTGGCTGCTAAGTTCTGTGAGCAATCGAGTGATCGTGTCATCGATACCGGGCATACCCCGCAACCTATCGATGGCATCCTGTGTTCCTGTATCGCCGTGTGCGTTCAAGTCTTTGAAAAAAGCGTCAAGAAACTGCTTTTGGTCGGACGCATTCTTCGCAACCGTTAAGTCACGCATCCGTTGGACAGTATCGCTCTTGCCGGAAAGCTCTGAGGCCTTGAGCATAGCGTCCAAGAATTTGATATGCTCTTGGTCAAACTTAGCCTGCATTGCCCGCTCATCAACGAGCGGGACGCCGCCACCGTTCTCGACAGCTTTTGTGATACCAACTTGGATGCCCAGACGCGTAGCCCCGATGAGGTCACCGTATTCCTTGATGGTCTGGTCCCACGTGAGCCTGTTCTTTTGGATATCGACCATAACTTGTTTGAGCGCAGCCAATCCCTGTGGGGATGCAGCGGCCTGCTTAAGGACCTGAACTTGACGGGCGTCTAGCTGTCCCGTGCCTATGATCGAATTTAGAATGTTTTTCCCAAGCGCCGCCGTCTCTTCCGGAAGCGACTGATTAAGTCGGTCAATCGTACCTTGGATAGCGCGCTGCTGGCTCCTGAGATTAGCAATCTGGTTGTCTAGTTCTTCTTTGGTAAGTACCAGATTTTGGTCAACATCATGATAGACCTGCTGCATGATGTTCCGCATGGTTGTCGTGTAACTACGAACACCAACGCCGAAGAGTGCGCGATCTGCCCCTGACTTGGCAAGCTGCTCCTGTCCCTTAGCAGCCGCATCCCGGAAGGCTTTCTGCATTACCTCAAGACTGCCTTGGTCGGCCCCGGCGATTTGCTCCACGATCTGCTGGATGCGAACGTGCGCCCGTGCCTTTTCGACGGTGCTGATATTGCTAGCCTGCTTGATGCTGTTATCGAGCTGTTGATAGTATGCCGTGAACAGTTGCTTCAAATTCTGCGGACTTGCTGCGCCAATCTGGGTCATCTGCGACAGGATAGCGTTCACACCCTGTTGCCCGGCACCCGACGCTACGAGTTTAGTTTCCAAGCCATAGTTCGCGGGGTCCCAGATATTGCCTAGGTCATAGACCTTGCCAATGGCGTCGCGCAGTTGCAGACGCTTGGCCCCAAACTTGTTGAACTCTTCGCGCTGTGCATCAATCTGCGTACCGAGGTTCTTGATCTCGTCGCTACCCTGACGGATCATTTCGTTCATGGCGCGAATGCGTTGGTACGCGCCCTCGCCACTAGCTTGCTCTGGGAACAGTTTAGTTAGCTGGTCGGCCTGCCTCGAAAAAGACGAAGCCACATTACGTTGGTCGCTCAGCGCGGAGGTTTGGTCTGGTGTAAGATTATGCCTCTGAGCATAATTCGCATAAACGTTAGTGCTAACGTTAGCAATGCGCGCCTGTTTAGCCGCGTCATTGACCGCTTCAATAGCTTTGGCAACGCCATAGATAGCCGTGGCGAGCACCGCGAAGCCTGTTACAGCATTAATCATCGTGCCGAGCAAGCTAATCACTCGGCGCATGACCGGTTGTGCATTCGCCATGAACTGGAACGGCCCGTACGTACCATTCTGGCCCGGTAGCATTCGAAGCTCGGCGTTGGCCTTTTTCATTTCGCCAAACGCATCGACCAAAAGCTTGCCTTGCCGTGCCGCAGTGAACATGCCGAGGCCGAAATTGCTAATCATCTTGCCTGCGAGGACAATCTGACCCATCCATAGCACGGTCGATAGGAAACCGGCCTTCTGGGTAGTGTCCATGTTGCGGAAGTGCTCGGTTACATTTTCCACAATGTCGCCAAGCAAGCCGAACACCGGCACAATAGCCTGCCCGACCATAATTCGTAGGTCGTTAAAGCTATTCTGCATAATTTTGATGCGACCATCCAGAGTATCCATCTGAATAGCCGCCTGCCGGTAAGCAGCGTCAGTATTGCTGATAGCCTTGATATGCGCATCGAGCGCATTCTGACCATTAGCCATTGCCTTGTTTAATTCCTCGATCTGGATACGGGCGGCGACCGCGCCCTGCAATCCGAAAATCTGGGTAAGCGCAGCCTGTCCGGGGTTCTTTCGTGCAAGCTCCTGCATTCGGTCGATATAACCGCGAATGTTACCTTCGGCGTCTCTCAATGAAATACCATAGGCACGTAGTGCTAACCCTCCGACGCCGCGCGGATCGGTTAGTCGCATCAAGTTGTTACGCAATGCAGTACCGGCCTGCTCGCCTCGCATACCGGCATCGAATAGCTTGTCTAGAATACCTACAGTCTGCTCGATACTGAGGCCCATTTCCGAGGCGGCAGGGCCGACCTGTTTCAGAGCATATGAAAGTTTTGGCAACGTTGCCAATGAACTGTTCGTCGAAGCGACAAGCAGGTTTGCTACTCGGTAGCTATCCGATGCTTGCAGATTGAACTGAGCCAACGACGCGGCAACAGTTTCCGAAGCGCTACCTAGGTCTTCCAAGGTTGCCTGAGCAAGCAGGACAACGCCGGTGGCCGCTGACAGAGTTTCTTTGACAGTAAGGCCCGCTGACGCCAAGCTGTAGAACGCTTGTGCGACTTGCCCCACAGAGTAAGTGCTGGACAGCGCAAAGTTGCGCGCCGCCGCTTCCATGGCTTGGAAGTCTTGCCGGGTGCCGCCCGCTGCGGCCTGCGCTAGCGCTAGCTGCCGCTCTAGCTCCCGCCATGTAGCAACGGACGCGGCAATCTGCCTTTGAGCTTCCAGAATGGCCGTGAACTGGACAGCAACATTGCGTAGCTGTCCTTCGATTTGCGAATAGTTCGGCCCGCCATATCCAGAAGAAACAGCCATCCCTATGACCTTTTCACGCTCTTAAAGTTTCCGCCGTCATCGGTGAGAGTTTCTTCCTCTCTATCCTTTTCGGCGTCCTCGTTATCGAGCGCCCCCTTGGTCATCGAAATTTCCGTGAGGGCAATTACAAGGTTATTGGGCTGGTCAGTTAGCGCTCCCGGCTCTGGCAGAAACCCGTCAGAGTAGGAACGAAACCTGTCAAACAGCAATGCAACCGTTGCCGGATCTTCAAGGATTAGCTTGCGAGGGCAAGTATCCTCATAGTCACCAGTTACAGGGTCTTTCCAGTATCCTACCTTCCGATAGTCTATCTTACCAGTTTCTTCGTCCGTTGCTTGCGCTTCGTCGGCGGCTCGGCCAAGATATTCTGCCCCACCGTCGCATCCCCGCTCTCGTCGGAGTTGTTCGTCGCAGTCTCCGCAAGAGAAGTGTCGGAAGCGCCGGACTGCGACAACAGCGCCTCGAATTTTTTTCTTCCATCCTCCCCTAGGGAGTTTTGGTTGAAAATATGAGCGCCGACCTCATTTACAACCGCCAACGGAACCTGATCCATTACATCGTCCGCAATAACATCGTAGGTGCGCCCTCCGTCCATCCATTTGACGGTACGGAACTCAATCGGTTCACCCTCTTCGTTGTCCTCGTTGCCTTCCGTGTAGAAGTTGTCCCAGCCTCGGATGCCGAGACGGAACGCTTCACGGTTACGGCCTGCGGTCTTCTGCTGGAAGGTTTGGCTGGTCATGTCGCCCAACTGCATGACCGAAGTGGCAACCATGTCATGGATGCGCGTCATCTGGGTGTTGGGGATGACGCCTGTGTAGAATACGGTCGCCCCCGCTTCTTTGCTCTCATCGAGCGTGTCGCGCTTGCCGGGATCGTTATTGGTAACGTACCAATTGCGCTCTGTCAGTGAAAGCCCGCGAATTGCCATTTTCTGATCCCTCTTTGGGTTCTGATAATGGGCGTTGTCAACGTTAGCAATTGAACATCAACTACTTTGTCTCCACCGACCCTTTTGTTATCTTAGCGCCGGGATAGCTTTTTTGCAACTCCTCGGCGGCTGCTCTACTTTGCTTAATACCAATACGGACGGTGGCCTCTTCCAGCCTACCGCCCGCGCCGGGGAGCATCACCCCTGTAGGTAGCTCCACGATATAACAAGGGCGCTTAGTGACCATATGCCGCCAAGCGCCCTTGCTAACGTTATCAACCGAAATGGACGAACAGTTCATCGTCACCAATCGAACTCTTGCGAGCGAGCCGAAGCTGGTGATCGTATGCCCTGATCTTCTGCCTGTTCGCGAAAGGAACAGCCGTGAGGTTCGCATTATCGGCTTGCAAGCGCACGGTGTTAGCCGCTCCACCCTTCCTGCCGACAGCGACATGGAACCTCGTCGTATCCTCGCGCCTGAGCCGAGCCCACGGGTTGTACACAGAGGGCTTGTAGCTCT